CATTAGTGTCAACTCTTCTTAAATTAGTTGGATTAGGAATCTCGGGATAAGTTGTTTGTACCATTATGAACCTTTTGCTACTCGTTGATTGCTTGGCACCTTACAAACTTTTGTTGCCATATTAGAAAAACTACTAGAGCCAAGATAAGTCTCCTGAGTGTTTCTATTAATTGTGGACAACTCTGCTGCTGTTTTGTTAGTGCTGGTGCCAAACAAGGTGTCAGTAAAAATTTTGCTATTAGACTGTATCATACAAATCTTCCATATCCGCCGCCACCAACTGGATTCGTTGAACTAGGGCTATAGTTAGATGTTGACGGTTGATTGATTTTTTCTGATCCTAGTTTTGATGCTACTTCAGCTGTACTAGGAAATTGTACATCTTTAAAAGGTGTATTACTTAATACACTGCCTGCTTGTTGCACAATATTGTTTGTTCCAGTTTCAAATGATGTAGCTGCACTTTCAAGATTTTTCTGCAAGAAGGCTGCACTTTTACCTGAGGTCTCTTGTAATTTTTTAACAGCATTGGCAACAGAATCTTGTCTCAATAAAGTTTGCGCCTGTTGTATTTGCGCGGCAAAAGAATTTGGTGGCGGAATAAGTTTAGATGCATTGGCCACTAATTCATTGCCTGAACTTTTTGCTAGATCAACCACTTTGTTTATATCTGCACCTGTTATTGCACCTTGAGCATTTGTTACCACTCCCGACAATTGAGCACCTGCTGTTGATGATGGATTGCCACTCAATGCTGCTGCTGCACCACCAACAATGCCCGGTATACCTGCTGTGATATTAACCCCGTTGCTTCCTACGCTGCCTCTAGCAGCGGTGGTTGATGTTGGCAATGCACTTTGGAATCCGGTACCACCACCAGCAGCTCCTCGATAAGGAATATAAGTCTGATTCAATGCACTAGAAAAGCTGCCACCTCTTAGTATATTGGTAAAAGCCTGAGTCAACTCACCTTTGGCCAAGTTCATTAAATCAACATTTTTATTTTTCTGATATCCTCTAACTAATTTAAAAGCTGCGCCGCCCCAATTGCCACCGCTGCCATCAGTTATAACATCGTCTAGTACATTCACAATACCGCCTGGACCTAATATACTATTTGTTCCGCCGCCGGCTGGTGTCAACGGACTTGGAGATTTGTCATAATGTAAATCAGCAAATCCTCTTGCTACTTTAGTAGCGCCGCCAGCATAAAGAACAGTCTCATAAGAGATGCTCATTTGATTTTCCATGGTACCGTCTTGGCCATTTTGATGTGAGCCGTGGCGGAAACTGGTAATGATTGGATTGATTAAAGTATACTCACTGAATCTTTTTTGATGTAAACTATAAATTCTAATTGCATTTATGTATTGAGTTGATATCACGCTATGTTTTCTTGGCGTGTAACCAAATTTGTTATACAAGTTTCTTTGTCCAGTAACCTGTTTGTTACTTCTCAGATAGACAGGGTTCAGTGACCCAGTGGCATCACCATAATTATTATCCATATCTCTATAATAATAATTGTAGTAGTCAAACCATAATTTTCTTATAATGTTGGCACTATCATCGTGAAATGTAATGTTAATGTCTTCATATCTTATTTTACTTTGAGCGATAGAAGGTCTATTATAATTGTTTAAAGTTTTAGTATCAATTCTGAATTTTGGCAAGTCTGTTGATTTTACCAACATACCAGCTTCAATTTGTTGGCGTTGATCAATTGTGGTAAGCTCTGGATTCAGATCAAAGTACACATGGAACAACCATGTGTACTTGGGAGATCTTTCGTAATTATTATTAACAAATAATCTACTAGCGTGTTGATAATCTTTTACATTATCTCCACGAGCGATTTGTTTTAGGAAGCCGTCAAATATACCCATATGAACTCTTTTTAATTATTTATTCAAAAAAAAACCCGGTATTAGTACCGGGTAATTTTATATAACTTGTATTTTAAGATACGCCAGTAATAACTGTACCTAAAGTTCTTCCTACCAGTGTGCCAATACCAGTACCAGTTGGGCTTTGGATAGCATTGTCGTACATTACTGATAACACGATTGTGGCTGGACTACTTTCTCCGTATGCCATATCGCCATAGTTTACTGTGCTCAATAGCGCACCATATAATTCCCATGTTTCCAAAATGTTGGGTTGATTTGCACCATTGCCACCATCCAGCATTTCAAATTTAAGAACAAACTTATAATCAATACCCGAAGCTGCTGAACTTTGTTCTGCAAAGTCAAATTGCTTTTGAATTTGTTCACCAACCAATTTACTTACATTGCCGCCAGCATCATCGCGAAGTGTCACATTAACCGCTTCCCATGTTGGCTTACCAACTAAGTTTACTTTTGAGTTATATACATCAATTGTAAAAGGATTCATATTTAAATTAGGGCGGCTGATACTGTCAACTTGTTTTGTAAGTTCAACCCGATCGGTACTAACTCCAAAATTTTCAAATACCGCCCTAAAACGATATTTTAGTTTTGGCATTAACAAACCTTGTGCGCTAGCACTTTGATTTGTCGCCAACGGTACTGTAAATTTATTCAACGAGGCTATTGCCATATTATTCTCCTGTTATAGGTATTTACCAAATTTTGGTTGGAATCTATTGGGGCCTCGTTGACCCCAATATATACCCATATTAAACTCCTGCTGCTATGTCACCTGGATTCTTTAAACGAATCGGGATGTAAATAAATTCAACTGCTTTCATTGGTTCAATAGCAATATCTACATACAATTCATTTCTAGCAATTCTGGTTGGTGTGTTGTTACTTTCGTCACAAACAACCACATAATCGTACACACCACGCTTTGCCACCAAATCATTGATAGCACCGCTGATGATGTTGGCTATTTGATCTCTAGTGATTTTATCGTTTGGTTCAAACAAGAACCCATCTCCTACTCTTGCAAGAATCGTTCTTAGATAATTTACTAAGCGAGCAACATTGATACGATCCAAACTGCTGGCAGTTGGGTTACGAGTCTTTTGTCCCCAAACTACTAGACCAATACCAGGCAAATTAGTTACAGGATTAATTCTGTTTTCGTACAATGTGTCTCTGACTCCAACACGGATACCATCAAATACAAATTCTCCGGTGGCGCTATCAATGTAGCCAATGCTGCTTGCATTGTCTACTAGGCCGCGGCGTGTGCCGGCTGGAGCAAACCACTGGTAACTGACATTATCGTTGAAGATAATTGTGCGCAATGCCATATGGCTAGCAGGAACTACAATTGTGTTGCCTTGAAGGTCTGATGTTTGTCCGCATGGATAGTACACACCAAGGTATGGGCTGGCTGTTGCCAATCCGTCACCATTTGTGTTATTACTCCAATTGGCAATATCAATCGCATTTGGTGCAAGACGCATTGGAGTGTCGCCTACCACAAAAGCAGTTTGTGAACGGTCATTGTTTAATGCTACCATTTCATCAATGACTTCAGTGTAGCCCGGGCAAGCAATCAAATTAAAGCCAAACTGATCTTCACGCACTTCGGTGTTTGCAATTATAGCAGCCTGCATTGCAGCAGTAACCATACGACGCTGAGCTTGGCGACCCATATATGGACTACCATTGTCCTTTAATCCACTGGCTGTTTGCCATGTGTCTTTAATTGTGGGCAAAGCACCACCGGCACCAGGAACTGCAGGTAAATCTGGATATGCTGCTGCATTAAACTTGTTACTTACATATTGTTTTACATTGTATCCGCTTCTGCGTGTATTGAATAACAACATCCCCCTTGGATATAATCTATAATCAGGGGCGTCTTGGTCAATGTAATTACTTGCTAGTAAATCTGTAATTGCTGGTAGCGATCCTGTAATAATGTCAGTTGTGCCATCAGTGTCCCAACGAGCATCTGCAAAAACGATACCATTTTGCCCAACTTGATCAGTGTTGTCAATCAACACCCATTCTGTACCATCATAGCGATACAGTGCAGGATAATTTTCTAAGTCGCCAGTGTCTAACCAAATATCGCCGGCTACTAGTGCAGTGATACCGTCGCTTTGAAACTCTGGTTCGCTCGCAGTAACAATTACACCTTCAGGATCGGTGATTGATAAGTCATATCCTCTAGCATCTGTTGTGCTTCCATCATAGAAAGAATTTTTATACCCTTTCCATCCGCCAATATCGTTTATCATAATATCAACAGTAGCAGGATCGCTGTAGTACCATAGTGTACCATCTGCAGGAGCCTGATATGGTTCAGTTGTGCTGTATGTGTATGTCAATGATTCCCAATTGGTTAATGCTAGCGTAGTACCATAAAGAATTGTGCCGCTGGTATTACTAGTGAATCCAGCATCGGCCACCGGTGTACCAGTGACATCAGATAAGAAAATATCTCCACCATAGATATGAGTAAATGTAATAATACTATTTGTTACACTTATATCCAATTCTGGTATATTAAGGGCAAGCACATCTGAAACAAAACTGGCTGGATTGGTACCTGTTAGAGTTACTGTATATTCAGTAATAGCTGCTGATCCAATTTCAGTTACACCAATTGTAAATTGTTCTGCCGCAGTAAACGGATTGGCTGCTAATGTTGCTCCGCTTACTACTGTTTGGCCTGCCTTGCGTCTACGGAATGGTTTAAACGCATCCGAGTCATCTCTTAAAGGATCCCATGCCATCCATACTGTGCCTGCAGCGATACCATTACCGCCACCAGCTGGATCTAAACCATATAGTGCATCCTCGGACCGATTATAGAACTCTGTGGCCAAAGTAGCAAATACTTCTGTAGAGCTGTTATAACGCTTGATAACAACATTGGCTCCACTACCAGTGGCACCAACTTTCGCAAAAATACTGCCACTTGGACGAGGTACAGTGTCGGTACTGCGCCAGGCCGGTATTTCAGCAAATGTACCAAAAGTAAGTAAAGGATTAGCGTATGTACTGCCACTAGCTCCTAGACCCAAGCTGGCCATTGGAGTTCCGTCGCCATTGGCAATAAGAATCTGTCCGTCAGCTATAGCTCCATCGCTGGCCGCTGCAGAAGTAGCGTAAATTTCCAATCTGCTACCAATATAAGCAGCGGTAACGCCAGTGATTAATGCGCCGTTAATTGCTGAAACCACTTGTGCAATGGTTCTCGCTGATCCTGTATTACCAACTGTTACTGTTGTGCCATTGATCACCAATGTTGCAGCAGGGGTACTAGATGGTATAGCAGTTGTTGAACTGGTTGCAAAGGTCACTGAACCTTTAATAGTTGGCCAACTTTGTGCCCATGCATCGGTACCAACTCTTACCCATATATTGCTTCTATTTTTGTAAAAAACTATGGCGTTACTGCCAGTTCCAAAACTGATTGCATATTGGCCAATCTGTCCAATATCTCCATTTGGTACATAAATTCCGCCGCTTAATGTTTGATTAGCCGTTGAAGTTATCAAAAGTGGGCTTTTTAAAACAAACTCGCCGTTAATAGCATCCCATTCATTGATTCCCCACTCACTTTCAGCCAAATCCATCCAATGCGTGTTGTTTGCTACTGCACCAGTTGGTCTTACACTAGTGCCTTCTAGTGCATCTAGATCTATATCTGCTCTAATAGCATATATTCTATTAACATTGCCTAGTACGCTATAGGCTGTCATTAGCCCATATTCGTTGCGTTCATCGCCATGCAATGGTGTACCTGCTGCACTTTGTTTAAAGCTAGGGTATCCCATTGACGCGATTAATTCTCGCTGACTAGTAAAAGTCAATAGTTTTCCTGCTCGAGCAGCAGTGGTATCAGTAGCTGACCCGCCAGACGGATTCGTTTTATCTTGTGCGGTGGCCATGATGATCAATGGTACTGTACCAACTGCGCCCGGTACATATTGACTTTCGTCGGTAACTGTAATTTCTAATCCTGGAGATACTAGTGCCATGTTTTTATCCTTTAACAAAACATTTTGTAGTATTTATAAAAGGATATCTATTTTTGGCTTAGATCAGGTGCCTTTGAAAGGTTTTACTATAAATATAGTAATGCAAAGACCCTTATGTACTCAATGTCGCGGAAATCCTGCTGCTGTAAATTACAAAATAGGCACTAAAACTTATTATAGAAAAATATGTGCTAGTTGTTCAAGAAGAGTGCGAAGAGTAAAAGAAATGCCAGCCTGGACCAAGACTGGCTACAAGAAAAAACTGACTTGCGAACGGTGTAATTTTAAATCTAAAACGCCCAATCAAATTTTTGTTTTTTATTTGGATGGCAACTTAAAAAACAACAACTGGATCAACCTAAGAAGCGTTTGTGCAAACTGTAGAATAGAGCTCAATCAATCTAAGACTACTTGGCGTGAAAGTCCGCTGGTAGCAGATTATTGACTTTTTGATATAATTGTTCCACAGTGCCATTGTTTTCAATTTCGTAATTGAAAGTCTGCCCAATCCAGGCCCATTCACTATGATGTATTTGTGGGTGGCGCTGCGGCATCAACTGTCCTGCATCTTCCAGCAGCCATTGACGATCTTCATGGGTAGTATTTTCTGTCATAGCGCAATCGTACCATTCAGGTAATTCTCCGCGCTTGACCCATACACAAATACCGCCATGTTTTCTAACAGCAGCAATTTCATTAGGAAAGCGTACATCGCTAATTACAATGTTTTCAGTAGTTTTACGCAATCTATTTTCTAAACTTGCTATCCAAATATCATTATGAAAAGCTCGACGGCACACTTCAGTTCCCCACAATTGTAACATATATCTTGGTGTTAATCGGGGCATGTCTAGGCGTTTGGACCACCATGGATCCACTTGTTCGCGCCATTCTCTGGCCTCCGGAGTAAGCCCTTCTAGTAGTTCTCGGTCCCAACCAAACACTTGAGCAACTGCATCTTTGAGTGCGCCGGCAAAGCTATCTCTAACAAACCCATGTTTAGCTACCAAGTAATTGGCCACTGTATCTTTACCTGATCCAATAAACCCTGTGATTCCAATAATCATAAAAAATGCTCCCTTAGGAGCATTATACAATGTGTGTTTGCAAATGTCAAACACCGTACTTGTTCTTTTTAGGTTTAGCAAGTGGACTATTTTTGTTTACTGTTGGCCCTTCTTGACTGCGCATATCACCTTGATTGATATCCTCATAATTTGCATGTACCTGTTTGTAAGCAAGTTTTAACATGTCCTGCTCTTCTTTGCTGTATGGTGCAGTGGCTTTCCATTTACCCAACCAAGATTCTTCATCTACTTCGGGCATTGTTTTACCATCAGTGGCTGCTAGAGCTAGGCCCAAACGATACAGTGTGTAATCGCTGTTCCATTTTTTACCGTCAGTAAAACGATTTAATCCCCGCATGGCGAAACGCTGGCGTTTTTTAAGTTCGCCTCTGGACTCTTGTATAATATCTTTTATTTTCATTATCCAATCACCCAGGTCAACGGCATAGAACCATCCACATAATCTTTAAGTTCTTGTTCTAATTTTTCCATTTCAGCTTTGGCTTCAGCCTTGAGTGTGGCACCATTCAACTGCGTACCACCTTGAGGTCCCGGCAAACTTGCATATTTTTCTCTAGCTTCGCCTACAATCAGTTTAGCAAAACTATATGCATATTCTTGTACCCACGGAAATGCTTGATAATCATTCAATATCATTGCATCTGGTTTATAGTTGTACAGGTGTAATAACACATCTTCAAACCCATTGGGATCTGCGTTAGCACCCACATAAGGAATTTTACGAACAAGCACCAATTTTTTAGTTACTTTGTTAAATGTAAAATTCAAATACCCACCAAACATACGCATTGCTAATTTTTGATAATCAACAAACAATTCGTAGTTGAGTAATCCACCAACACGCCCGGCAACCAACATGTAAGTGTTTAAATATCCGCTAGCAAATGGTTCAAATTGACTGGCAGTTGTACCGGATACAGATCCAATTCCCCGTCTATATGCTGCTCTTACATCCATCACAACATCTGGCAGTATAATTTCTTGTGTTTCAGGAAACAATTTAAGGAATGCATAACTTTCTTCTTGACTGTTAGCTGCTCGCTGCCTATATTTCAGTAAAGACTGATTGATAGCCATGTCGTAGTGTTCTTTGTCTAGTTCAACATCAACAATACCATCGCCTAATCGCATACGGATATAGTCAGTGATATCCGAGCGCCGACGATTGAGACTATCTAACCATTGTGCGTTTTCATCAAACTCAATGTGGCCGGATCCTGTACCCGTAGCCGGGTCATACAGACTGTCGGATTTGAGCACTCCATTAGCATAGAAATAGGTGGTGTCGGCTACTACATTGCCAGTAAAAGAATTGGGCATTCGTGTTCCTAAAGTACAATGTATTTATTGTACTCGAAGTAGAACAGTGTCCGAATTAAGTCGTCCGTTACCCAGCGTTTCAGTGGCTTTGATATCTTCTAAAAACTTGCGTAACTGTATTTTACCAGCTTTAGCAAATTCTTTAAGCTTTTCTTCGGGTTTTCTAAGGGTTTTACCAATAGACACAGTTTCGTTGTAGCCGGTCAGCGAAGTGCCTTTGATGCCCAACGGTCCAGTTACACTGTCTGCTACATACTTGTAGAGCTTGCGAGTCTTGGTATTATAGCACCAAAGTTCCTGCGCACCAATTATATCCACAGGATTGATGCTTACTAACTTTAAAGTTTTCTCTTCTTTGAGAAATTTCAACTTGCTAACAATTTTTTCTTTATTTGGTGCTCGTTTAACCCGAGCCTTTTTGGTAGCTTTTTTAACCAAACGATATTGATCCAGTGCATCTAAGATATTCTGTATAAATGCATGGTGTCTACGATAATCCGCTGCTTTGTAGTGTTTGTAAGATTCAATAATTTGTTCGTCGGCACGGCCCACAGCTTCGCCGAGCTCTGTTTTACGAGCTGTAAACAAATCTTCAAACTTTTTAATTTGGCTCTGTGGTACTGTGTTAGACACAAGATAGTCGTAAGCCTTTGGATCAACTGTGCCACCTGCAACCACTTCATCATACAGGCCTTCAAA